GGGGAGAGGCAAAGCAGGCGCTGACGCGCTTTTTCAGTACGCCAGGAAACCAGGTGATCAGATGGGCCAGGTGTTCACTGCTTGTGATTTTTCTCACCTTTACGGGCCACGTTGTCACCCTGGTATTTTATCTGCTGACGCTGGTCGCGCTTAAGGTTCTGCGTGCGCAGATTATTGATGCGGAGCCGGTGACGGTATGACGAAGGCGCTGGCGGTAATTCTGGCGCTGGTAGTGCTGGCGCTTGGCTGGCAGTCATGGCGGATGAAGGAGGCCAGCCAGACCATCGAGCGGCAAGGGCGGGATCTGAAAACGACAGGCGAAAAACTCGCAAAAACGAACAGCCAGCTGATCGCCCTGTCCATCCTGTCCGAAACCAATAACCGGGAACAGGCAACGCTTTACGCGGCGGCAGAAAGTACAAACGCGCTGCTGCGAAGCCGTCAGCGCAGAATTGAGGAGTTAAAACGTGAAAATGAGGATTTACGCCGCTGGGCTGACACTCTTCTGCCTGCTGACATTATCAGGATGCGCGAACGTCCAGCCCTCGCCGGAGGTGCTGCTTACCGTGAATGGTTGTCCCAGAGTGACGCAGTGCCGCCTGGAAAAGTCGGCGGCACGCACTAACGGTGATCTGCTGTCCGTGCTGGATGAAGCTGAGGCGGCCTGGGCGGTCTGCGCCGATAAAGTGGACACGATAATTTCCTGTCAGGAGCGAAACAGTGAACAAGCCTCAATCCTTACGCCGCGCCCTGAATAGCGCGGTGCCATATGTCCGCGATAACCCGGATAAGCTGCATTTGTTCGTTGATAACGGATCGGTGGTGGCAACCGGAGCAGCGTCACTTTCATGGGAGTATCGTTACACCCTGAATGTGGTGATTGTGGATTTCAGCGGCGATCAGGGGTTATTGATGGCGCCGGTGGTGGCCTGGCTCATGGAGAATCAGCCGGACGCCATTCATAACCCGGAACTGCGGGAAAAGTTGCTTTCCTTTGAAGTCGATATTTTGCGCAATGATATCTGTGATATCAGCCTGAACCTGCAACTGACAGAGCGTGTGATAGTCAGCGCTGACGGTGACGTGTCCAGCGTCGAAGCGGTGCCGGAACCGGACGAACCGGACGAAATGTGGGCGGTGAGCCGTGGCTGAGCTGCAGGAAGTTGACGCCTGGTTAGATGCGCTCTTGGCGGGTCTGGAGCCTGCCGCACGTAAGCGCATGATGCGGGAGCTGGCGCAGCAGCTGCGCCGCAGCCAGCAGAAAAATATCAGGATGCAGCGCAACCCCGACGGGACGGCTTACGAGCCGCGTCGCGTGACGGCCAGAACGAAACAGGGCCGCATCCGTCGGCAGATGTTTGCAAAACTCCGCACCACAAAATACCTGAAAGCCCTCGCCAGCCAGGACGCGGCAAGCGTCGAGTTTGAGAGCCGTGTGCAGCGCATAGCCCGCGTGCATCACTATGGCTTGCGTGATCGGGTCAGCCGTAAAGGGCCGGAAGTCAAATATGCAGAGCGCCGGTTGCTCGGCATCAATGATGAATCAGAAGACATTACGCGAGACGTCTTACTGCGTTGGTTGTCACAGTGATTTTGTGTCAGGGATGACACAACCCGCCACGCTGCCGCACTCCCTCCGCGCGTGGCAATCTTGCCTTCATGAATACGCAATTAACCGAAATCATGCGCCTTATCACCAATCTGATCCGCACCGGCATTGTGACCGAAGTGGACCGGGACGGCTGGCTGTGCCGGGTGAAAACGGGCGACCTCGAAACCAACTGGATTAACTGGCTGACCTACCGTGCAGGTAAATCACGCACCTGGTGGTGCCCGTCTCCAGGGGAGCAGGTGGTGCTGTTCAGTCTGGGCGGAAATCTGGAAACAGCCTTTGCGCTTCCGGCCATCTACTCCAACGCCTGCCCGCCGCCGTCAGACTCTGAAAGTGCGGACGTGACCGCATACGAGGATGGTGGCTGGTTCGAATACGACCCCGCCACCGGACGCTGGATTATTCGCGGCGTGAAAAGCGTGATGATTGAGTCTTCGCAGGTTGTCTCCTGCAAAACCGGTGAGTTTGTGATCGAGGCTGACACCACCCGTATTAACAGCAACGTGATCCTGAACGGCGATGTGACCCACGGCGGCGGCGCGATGACGTCAAACGGCGTCGTTGCTGATAAGCATAAACACCCTGGCGACAGTGGCGGAACGACGGGAGATCCATTTTGACGCTCTATATCGGGATGAGCCGCGATACCGGCAGAGCCATAACGGAAACTGACCACCTGCGCCAGTCGGTGCGTGACATTTTGCTGACCCCACAAGGGAGCCGGCTTGCGCGCCGGGAGTATGGCTCCCTGCTTTCAGCGCTCATTGACCAGCCGCAAAACCCGGCGCTGCGCCTGCAGATCATGGCTGCGGTGTATGTGGCGCTGCGGCGCTGGGAGCCGCGGCTGCAACTGGACACCATCACGGTTAACAGCAGCAGCATGGATGGCGCAATGGTGATTGAGCTGGCAGGCCAGCGTAATGACGGCGTGCCCGTGTCCCTTTCCGTATCGACAGGAGCAGACAATGGCCGTTATTGACCTTTCCCAGCTGCCGCCGCCGCAAATTGTGGATGTGCCGGATTTTGAAACCCTGCTGGCTGAGCGCAAAGCTGAATTTGTCGCGTTATTTCCGGCAGAAGAGCAGGAGGCCATGGCCAGCACCTTAACGCTTGAATCTGAGCCGGTGGTGAAAATGCTGCAGGAAAATGTGTACCGGGAGCTGCTGCTGCGCCAGCGGATTAACGAGGCGGCGAAAGCCGTGATGGTGGCCTATTCCGGCGGGGAGGACCTGGACAATTTAGGCGCGAATAACAACGTACAGCGCCGGGTGATAACAGCTGCGGACGACACCACTACGCCGCCAACGGAGGCAGTCATGGAATCTGACGCGGATTATCGCCAGCGAATCCCGGCGGCCTTTGAGGGGATGAGCGTAGCCGGGCCAGTCGGAGCCTATGAATATCACGCGCTTAGCTCGGATGGTCGGGTGGCGGACGCGTCGGCGTTCAGCCCGTCACCGGCGGAAGTCGTGGTGACTATTCTGGCCCGCGACGGCGATGGTACTGCGCCGGAAGACTTACTGCAGGTCGTCGGTGAGGCCCTGAATGATGAGGCTGTGCGGCCGGTGGCGGATCGGGTGAGTGTCCGATCTGCTGAGATTGTCCCCTATGAAATTGATGCGGTTCTTTATGTCTATCCCGGACCGGCAAAGGAACCCATCCTGGCGGCCGCGAAAGCGCAGGGTGCGGCGTACATCAACGAGCAGCGTCGCCTGGGGCGTGACGTGCGGCTGTCTGCGATCTATGCCGCTCTGCATGTTCAGGGCGTCCAGCGTGTTGAGCTGATGAAGCCCCTGGCGGACATGGTGTTAGATAAAACGCAGGCGTCATATTGCACCGATTTTAAAGCAGAAATTGGTGGCTCTGATGACTAGCAGCCTGTTACCGCCGGGGTCGTCTGCGCTGGAGCGCAGGCTGGCGCAAGCCTGTTCAGGTATCAGTGATTTAAACGTGCCGCTGCGTGACCTGTGGAACCCGTGGAAATGCCCGGTAAAGTTTCTGCCATACCTTGCGTGGGCCTTTTCTGTCGACAGATGGGAGGAAACATGGTCGGAAACGGAGAAGCGTCGGGCGGTCAGTGACGCTTTCTGGATCCACCAACGCAAAGGCACCGTTGCCGCCGTTCGCCGGGTGATTGAAACGCTGGGCTACAGCATGACGCTTCAGGAATGGTGGGAGGTGGCCGACCCTGCCGGGACATTCAGGCTGGCGATTGATCTCAATGATATCGGCATCAATGAGCAGATGATAAAAGAGCTGGAACGAATTATCGGCGACGCAAAACCCGTCTCGCGCCACATTTCTCAATTAACTCTTTCCGTCGGTGCTACAGGGGAGGCATTCATTGGCGCGGCGATTGTGGATGGTGAAGTGATAACAGTATATCCGGCAGGGTATATACCGGATGACAGTCTTTATTACGACGGTTTCGCACTTTATGACGGAAATCATTATTTCAACCAGCCAGAACATAAACCGGGCGAAACCATTCATTACGACAGCCGGGCGCATTATGACGGCAGCTATTATTATGGGGAGTAACTATGCCAGATATTATTGAAACAGGGCGGTGGAGTGAGAAGATTCCGCTTATTTCCCGTAGCGACAGGGTCGAAGGTGGCCGGTCGGGACTGGTTAATATTCAGACTGAAATTCTGGCCGACCGTACTCAATATCTGAGGAAACAGCTGGATGAGACAAATGGATTATTAAAATCAGGCGAGCTCCCTTTTTCCAGCGAAGCTGATGCGACCGCTGCAATCGCCGCCGGGAAAATCCCGGAAGGGGCTTTATTCTCCATCCGCTCTGACGATCCTGCCGTTTGGGTGGAAGAATACCGGAACCAGGGCGGGGAGCCGGTTCCCACGGGTAAAAAAATTCTGAGCAGTAAAGCCGTTACGTTAACCGTATTCCCGACGGACGCGGATCCGGATGGCACCATTGCGGGTATTGATGCCACGACCACCGGGCAGGCATTCGTGGTTATCAGGGATAACAAAGAGTTTTTATATCTGAACGATAACGGCACTGCACTGAGCGTCAGTGAGTCGGTGAGTACTGACGAATTTGACGCCGTCAAAGATGCCATACAGAAAATATTACTGTCCTGCCATATTATCGCGGAAGCATTGGGTGGGCTGGATGGTGACAGTCAGTCTGTCCGCGACGCGGTACTGAATCTGCATGTCTCGCAGCAGGTGCTTTCGTGCGCCGTGAATGAACTGGGGGGATTACCGGAGGTGGTGCAGGGGCTGCAACTGAATGCGTTGATGGCCGTTTCCACGCTGGGCAGCGCGTTGACACCGCTGGAAGGGTTCGAACCTGGCAGCGGTGACGGTGGCGATCCTGATACTCCGCAACGTCTGCTCAACAATCTTTATAGCCTGTCCATGCTGGGCGGGGCACTGGTACCGCTGGATGGTTTCGATCCTGATGCGATTTCTGTTGAGGCCCGCGAAACGTACAGCGAGCAGTACACGTTCCCGAAGCCGGGCAATATTATTAAACTATTTG